TTTCCTGGGTCTACTAATTTGCTTGGTACCTTGACATTTTGTATATCGAGCCATAGCTTTGAGTATCTGCCGATAATCGGTGTTTCCGAATCCGTGTAGACACATGACAATGCTTTCTCAGTGAATTTGGTGTCAGGTTTCGCTGTTGTGTCCGTGCTGCAGTTAAATTTGGTCAGTTGTCGTGCCAAATCGCACATGTTGTTGGGGTCGCCGTTCCACACATGTGGTCCGAATATGCGTGATAGGAAATTTACTCTGGAATCGCCTCTTTGAAACATGTCACATTTAACTTTGTGTCCAATTTCTGTAGCTGCGATAGCGTAATTATCCGGTAGCATGTCTCCCATGAGGCTGTCGTCGCCTCCAAACTCGCATTTCTCTGCCAACATGGCCCATGCTTCAGTGTTGCTGATGAAGGACCCGTCGGGTTTGCGAGTTTTTCTGTAAGCGTAATACGCTACAAATGCGTTCTCCAATGTGTTGTATATCGAAGTTTCAGGTGATCCTGACAAACGAGATGTTCCAGAGTTATACTTTATTCCGTAAGTTGTATAACATGTGGCAAATGTTTGTTGTTTCATCAAATCAATAACGTGCTCGTGAAGATGTCTCGGAAATAGAGCTAGTGTGATGGAACTGGTAATGACTCGTCCTGTGGATGAGACTCTACCGTCCATGCGGCTGAAATCCCCTGCGGCCATTGTATTGGACCGTCTGCAGATGTCAGCTACTCTATGACTTGTTTGCTTTGGTGTCTTACCGAAAGCATACCACGGTAACTTTTTGATATAGCCGGCCAACGAATAACAAATCTGAGAATATCTCAGTTTCGAAACTGGTTGTAGCGTCGAGATGTTGCGTGGGTCGCCAAGTTTGGCGGCTATCTCGTTCTTCTGAAAAGCTCTGATTGTGGTCTTGCAATAAGGTCCCATCGTACACGCTAGGTCCAGTGTCTGTCGCTGCGTAGGTCGGGATTGGTTTTCGTAAACCGCCTCGACTGAAG